CGCGAATGTTGAGCGAAATGTTTTTGAGGAGCTCGTGGGTAAAGCGCGGGCCCAGATAGAAAAGTTCGGAGATGCTGAAGCATTTCTGAATGACTGAAATGGATTTTAAAATGGCTATAGTCAAAAATAGATTCGATCTCCGGTTACTCAATCATCTTGTTGAGAAGACCGGAGGCGCAAATGAGGCTATAAATCAATATGCGCAACTTGTGGCGCCTGCAACTCTTGGGATGATTTATCGTGAAAAATTCCCAATGAGTGATCTGAACGACGATGAGTTGTTTGTGATGAAGGACATTGTGAGAACACTTTCGTACTTCGAGGTATTCCAGCGGTGCGACATCTTCTTGACTGGCGAGATGATGGACTGGTACTTTCATTGGTATTATAGGCTGATGAAGACTTACTCTGACGGTATATTCGGTCGTCTTATTGGGTTGACGGAATATACTGTAAAACTCTTCGACTATGTGGAGTATGTTCATGCTGAGGGCTTGGTTGGTTATTATCGGCAAGACAAAACATTGAAGTTGAACAAGTGGTCTAAGGAACTCGATGAGGAATGGATTAGGAGAAACAAATGAACGCGTTTGGCTGGTGCCAGCCAAGCGCCAACGCAGATCCTCGCAGAGGTCGAACGTAAGTATAAGAACCTTGCGATGGAGATTGCTGTGGACGGCTTCCTAACTTCTCCGCGTAATCAAAAAGGAATGTGATATACATGGAACGACGAGATGTAGTTTTGGCGCACTGGCTGGAATTTCAGAACGGTGACGACACCAATGCCCATATTCGGTCATTCGAGCGCGCATGGGATTTCTCGGCACGGATTCGAGACCTTTCAAATGCGGTTCTCCGGATGAGCTCCAGAGCATTTCTAACCGAGACCACACTGATGACGCGAGTGGCTCTCGGTAAGCGTTGGCGATTGCCCCAGCGGATCGAGATTTGCTATCAACGGCTCCGAGACCGGAACACACAGCCACACACGTGGTGTGAAGACTCCCGCGAATTCGCATATGTGGTCAGTCGGCTTTACAAGCTGACTCTGGATTTCGAAATACTTAGGGTTCTGCCCTCAGTAATAGACCTTATGCTGAAGGATCTGGAAGCCATTATACAGGACATCATGCGCCGAGCAGCTCTGGACTCGAACGTTTATAAGCCCACTGCTGAACTCAAGCGCAAACTCAAAATTGCAAACGAAAAACTGTCTAGAAACTAGGAGCGACAATACCAATGACAAACAATGCCCAAAATCACATGGAATGCCTGAGGGCTCACTACATGATCCAGACGGGGGTAATTTACTCACCAAAACTCATGTGTGAGGCGCACGCGCAGTTCAACTACGAGATTCACGCCAAAAAGATCGGCGATAGGCTGATTGATAAGGGTTACGCCGAGGATGACCTTCGTGCCGCTCAGACAATGGCCCTCGGGCTTGGGATTCTTGCATGGGCCAGAGACAACATCGAAGAAGTGACCTACAGCTTTGCTGTGAATGCCACGCTGTTCACCAACCAGGTTATGGCGTGGCTTCGATGGGGCACTGGAAATGAACCTCCGCGAGGCAGCGTGGATATTCTCCTCCAGCACGTAATATCCGAGGAAAATCCCAAGGCCTCCGTCATTCGAGAAGTTGATTTCCTGTATCACGAGCTTCTGCATCAGGTTACGGGACTGCTGATTATCGAGGAGTCTAAATGAGCAACAAAATCACGATCCAGGACGCCCGCACGATGTTCCGGAACCTTTCTGGTGCATCTCGAAAGTTTGAAAAGGACGACGGGCTTTTCCTGGACACTCGTAGAGAGCTGACTGTTTGTTTGGATCGGGAACTTGCAGAGGAACTTATAGAGGAGGGGCTGCCTGTAAAGGTCAAGCCGCCTCGTACTGAAGATGAGGATGAGCAGTTCCGTCTGAAGATCGCAGTTCGGATGGAGTCGAAGTTCCCACCGACCGTATACCTTGTTCAGGGGCGACTCAAGACCTTGCTGAACAAGGACACGATTGGGCTGCTTGACAAGCTTCGACCTCTCAAGATTGACCTCCGCTTCCGCTATTACAACTGGGAGCTTGCAGGGAAGACTGGGGTGAAAGCCGCTCTGGACACGATGTACTTCGTCGCGGAGGAAGACCCACTGGCTGAAGCATATGCCGACTACGAGGAGACAAGATAATGGCGCTTCTGTACAAGCCGATTGAGGCATCCGATGGTGAGCACTACCTGACGTCGTATGACGTTTTCCGTCTGAATGGTACTCCCACCAAAGAGGTGGAGGCCAGTCTTGCGGATCCGGAATACAAAACAAAGTCTGGTGTCACATACAAGTATATGGATTATTGGATGACAGCCGACTTCTTTGAAAGTCTATATCGAAAGAAGTAAATGAATATCGAGTTGAGACCCGCTCAACTCAAAGCTGCGAACTCCCTGGTGTCCGGCTCCATCCTGTGTGGTGGGGTCGGCACTGGGAAGTCGCGAACCTCACTATTCTTTTTCTTTTGTCGAATCTGTGGCGGCAAGATGAAAGTGAATGGCGAGGGTGAGTATCGGCGGGCAGAGTATCCTGTAGACCTGTACATAATTACGACAGCGCGAAAACGAGACAGCCTCGAGTGGGAAAAAGAGCTTGCGGATTTTGGGCTCGCTCAAAACACGTCTGAGACAACTCGGATCCGCGTGGTAGTCGACAGCTGGAACAACATCAAGAAATACACGGATGTTGAGCACGCGTTCTTCATTTTTGATGAGCAACGGCTTGTAGGGTCTGGCACTTGGGTGCGATCGTTCTACAAAATCGCCCGAAACAACCGGTGGATTCTGCTTAGTGCCACCCCTGGGGACAAATGGCATGATTATATCCCGGTTTTTGTGGCCAATGGGTTCTACCGAAATAAGACGGAATTCGAACATGAGCACGTCTCGTGGAAGAACTTCCGAAATTACCGTCTGGTAGACCGCTATTTAGGCCTCAGGAAGCTCGAGGTTCTCCGTAGACGGCTTCTCGTGACTATTCCCATAGAGAAGCACACAGAGCGCCATACAGAGCGTCTGAGGGCCTCCTACGACGTCTCAGCGTACTTTGAGATTCACAAGAAAAGGTGGAATCCGGAGACTCAGTCACCCATCAAAAATGCTGGAGAGCTTTGTGGGTTGCTTCGAAAGGTGGTGGGGCGTGACTCGTCGAAGATTCATCATCTTATGGACGTGGTGGAAAAGCGCGGTAGAGTTATAGTCTTCTACAACTATGACTGGGAGCTCGAGATCTTGAGAGGGGCACTTGCGAGACTTGAGATACGGTTTGCAGAGTGGAATGGACACAAGCATGAACCGATTCCAGAGACTGAACAATGGGTATACCTTGTGCAATACACCGCTGGAGCCGAGGGGTGGAACTGTGTGACTTGTGATACGGTGGTGTTTTTCAGTGATAATTACTCGTACAAAGTCATGGAGCAAGCCGCCGGAAGGATCGATCGGATGAACACTCCGTTCACAGATTTGTGGTATTATCACATCCGAAGCGATGCTCCGATCGACCGCGCTGTAGCCTCCGCGATACGCCAAAAACGGGCGTTTTCGGAGTCAATTTTCGCCAAAAATCGGAGTTAGTTTCCAACTTGGAAACGGACCACCCAGGTGGTCCACGGACCAGAAAAAGTGGTCCATGGTAAACACGTCGTTAGCCTTTTGTTAACCTTTTGTTAACCTTGGACCAAAAAAGTGGTCCATGGACCACCCAGGTGGTCCACTCGAAGTGGGCTCTGACTAGGACTTTTACTTGAAATGGACCAGTTTTTACTATATACCCCCTTTTTACTAGAGAAGTAAAAAAATAGTAAAAATAAGGTAAATTTTTACCCTCCGCCAAAAAAGGGGGTTTTGCCAAAAAGTGGTCCACAGGCCTGTTTTGGCCCTAAATGAGAACGATTCTCATCTTACGCCGACGGGGTACTCTGCCTCGCATCGCAAACAACGGTTATAATGAGAGGGAGTAAGATGTTTGTAATTTACAGACGTGTTCTCCCGTGCTTGCCCTCTCATACAAGCACATCTCATATTTTTCCGTCGAACCTGAAGGAGGTCTAATGAGTCGAGTTAGTATCGGGCTCGACTATCAGGGAGAACCCGCCTACATGTCCGAGCTCGGTGCGGAGTGGTACCTGCTTTACAAGCAGTACATGAAACGCCAGTACCCAGACATCGACCTCGCGGTCGTCCAGGCGTGGGGAAATGGTTCGCGGTCTGGGGCGACTCATCGGTATGGTTATTCCTTGGATTATGATACATACCGCCTTACGCCCGATCAGCAGATGATCGTCATCCGAACTTCGAGGAAGTTTGGGGCATCTGCTACGTTTGTGCGAGACGATCGCGACGGGTTCGACCCCCACATCCACTCTGCGTTGGACTCTGGTGGGGGAGTGGAGGACGGGTGCTATTGGCAGATCCGATCTGTCAAACGCGGGAGGAATGCTCTCACGAATGAGCGCCCGGATCGCTACGCATATCTTAATCCCGATCGCTGGGTCACAGCCCGCGAAGGAATCACATTGCTCAAGAACGAATTGGAGGCGACTATGCCATTGACTTATGAGGAAATGGCCAAGACTGGCGACCTTGCAGCACAGAACACTTGGTCTGCTACGTTTGGCCGGCGCACCGCAGGGCAGATGCTCCGGGAAGCTGCCGATATCGAGAGCACAGCCGATCGTGCGGCCCAGCATACTTGGGGGGCGACCTTTGGCGAGCGCACCGCAGGACAGATGCTTGCTCAGGCTGGTGTCGTCGTTCCCGAGCGTATTCAGGCTCTCGAGGACAAGCTTGACGCTGTGATTGCTCGGCTCGACACCTTGACCGCCAAGTAATCATGAAAGAGACTGCCTTTGAGCGGGCTTTCTGCAAGAAGCTGGCCCGCATCTTTCCAGGGTGTATTATCCTGAAAGGGCAGTCTGCGCAACTCCAGGGAATTCCAGACCGTCTTGTCATATGGCAGGACCGCTGGGCTTTCCTGGAGTTCAAGCGCTCCAAGACCGCTGTTCGGCAACCGAACCAGGAATGGTATGTAGGCATGCTGAACGACTGGTCCTATGCATCGTTTGTCTATCCCGAGAATGAGGAGCAAGTCCTCAATGAAATTCAACAGGCATTCGGCGCTTGAAGGCTCACACGCCTTTCTGAGCGCTTCTAAATCAAGCTGGGTCAATTACACCCCAGAGAAGCTCAAGGCCGCCTACGAGGCGCACAAGGCCGCTCAGAGGGGTACAGAGCTGCATGCACTGGCTGCACAGCTGATCCGGCACAGGATCAAGCAAGCTAGAACGAAACAGACCTTTCAAAACTACGTCAATGATGCTATAGGTTTCCGAATGGACCCGGAAGTGATTCTGTACTATTCTCCATGGGCCTATGGTACAGCTGACGCTATCTGTTTCCGTAATCAGAAGCTTCGCATCCATGATCTCAAGACTGGCGTTCACCCAGCGAATGTTCGGCAGCTAGAGGTATATGCGGCCTTGTTTTGCCTGGAATATGACTACAAACCGGGCAAAATCGACATGGAACTTCGCATATACCAGAACGATGAGATTGTCGTCCATGTACCTGAACCGTCAGACATAGCCCATATCATGGGGTGGATGAAGCAAGCATCGAGTATGATTGATGACTGGGTGGTGAGAGATGACTGAGTCGTTAACGCATATTGGGGTCAAGCGGAAGTCTGGGCGTTATCCGTGGGGTTCTGGCGAAGAACCCTATCAGCATGAGGCCGGATTCCTTCAGGCAGTTCAGGACATGCGAAAATCGGGTATGTCCGAGAAGGAGATCGCTACATTCCACGGAATGAGCACCGGTGAGCTCCGGGCTATGAAGACCGCCGCCCTTGAGTCAGTCAAGGCCGCCAAAGTAGCCGAGGCAGTCCGACTCAAGGAGAAGGGGCTGTCTAACGTCGCCATTGGCGAGAGGATGGGTCTAAACGAGTCCAGCGTCCGAGCCTTGCTGAAACCAGCTGCGGAATCTAAGCGGGGCGTCCTAGAGGCAACACAAAAGACACTTACCGAGGCAGTGGCCAAGAAAGGCCCAATCGATATCGGTACAGGTGTCGAAGCTCACATGGGTATTTCGAGAGAAAAGCTCAATGCTGCTGTGGCGCAGCTTCAGGCGCAAGGGTACAAGGTGTACTACACCAAAGCCGAGCAGCTCGGCACTGGTAAAGAAACCAGCATCAAGGCGCTCGTACCCCCAGGAATGACTTACCAAGAGTTTGCAGCGAATGCCCACAAGCTGGGATCGGTTTACTCTTATTCCCCAGACAAGGGCCACACATTCCTCGGAATGTCTGAGAAACCAGTGAACGTGGATCTCAAGCGCGTTCAGGTTCGCTGGAAAGAGGAAGGGGGCACGGATCGGGATGGGGTCATTGAGCTTCGCCGAGGAGTAGATGATATCTCACTGGGCGGCGCCAAATATGCCCAGGTCCGGATAAAGGTCAATAACACCCATTACCTAAAGGGTATGGCCATGTATGCCGACGACCTCCCCAAAGGGGTCGACATGAGGTTTAATACAAATAAGCCAAAAAGTGCCAACAAGCTTGATGCGATGAAGGAGCTCAAAAACGATCCGGACAACCCGTTTGGCGCTACCGTTTACCCTAAGTATTATGTTGGGAAGGACGGCAAAAGGAAAGTCTCTGCCCTTAACATTGTGAATGAGGAGGGCACTTGGAACGACTGGTCTCGCAACTTGGCCAGCCAGTTTCTGTCCAAGCAAAGCCCGGTACTGGTCAAGAAGCAGCTTGGAATCACCGAAGCCTCGAAGAAGGCGCAATTCGATGAGATTCAGAAGTTGACCAACCCTGCGGTTCGAAAGAAGCTTCTCCAAGAGTTTGCAGACAGTTGCGATTCCGCAGCTACCCATCTCAAAGCTGCCAAGCTTCCTCGTCAAGCAACGCAGGTCTTGCTCCCACTTCCTAAGTTGAAGGAAGGCGAGATTTATGCGCCCAACTTCAAGCATGGGGAAAAGGTTAGTCTTGTTCGGTACCCGCATGGTGGAATCTTCGAGATCCCAACACTCACAGTGAACAACAAGTCGGCCATTGGCAAGAAACTCATCGGTATGGCCAAGGACGCTGTCGGCATCCATCCGAAGGTAGCTGAAAGACTGTCTGGCGCAGACTTCGATGGGGATACGGCCGTTTGTATTCCAAATAACGATGGCAAAGTCCGAACCGCTCCCGCCCTCAGTGGCCTGAAGAACTACGATCCTAAGGTTTCATACCCAGGGTATAAAGGCATGAAAGTCATGTCTAAAGGGGAAACTGGGAATCAGATGGGCCGTATTTCGAACTTGATCACCGACATGACAGTCAAAGGCGCCACCCCAGCCGAGCTCGCCAGAGCAGTTCGGCACTCGATGACTGTAATTGATGCCCACAAACACAAGTTGGACTATCGTCTCAGTGAGAGAGACAACGGCATCAAACAACTTCAAGAGAAGTACCAAAAAGCTGGCGGCGGTGCAGCAACCATCATCTCGAGATCCACTGGCGATCGTCGTATTCCGCAGATCAAGCCCCGAGCGATGTCGAAGGGCGGCCCCATTGACAAAAAGACTGGAGAGCTGGTATACGAGCCTACCGGAGCCACGTATCACAAGCCTGTCAAGAACAAGAATGGCGACATTGTAAAGTGGGTTGAGACTCAAAACCTCACCAAGATGCCCAACATGATGCTGACAAAAGACGCCCGGACTTTGGTGTCGGAGAAGAACACCCCGACTGAACGAGTCTATGCGGCGTATGCCAACAACATGAAGGCCCTTGCCAATAAGGCCCGCCTTGCGATGATCAACACCCCATCGCATAAACAAAGCCCCTCTGCTAAGAGAGTGTACGCCAACGAACTCAAGTCCCTACGTGCAAAATTGGAGGTAGCCCTCAAGAACGCACCCATGGAACGGCAGGCGCAGCTCTATGCTGGTTATGTTGTTAAGCAAAAGAAATCGTCTAATCCAGACATGGATAAAGACGAAGTCAAAAGGCTTAAAAACCAGGCCCTTGCACAAGCCCGGGCCCGGTTCGGGGCTAGCAAGGCCAAGTCTGCGGTGCACATCACAGACAAGGAATGGGAAGCCATCCAGGCAGGAGCGGTGTCGCATACGTTCCTCGAGAGGCTGATGAACAACACTGACATGGAACGTATAAAGCAGCTTGCGACGCCACGCGGTACACGTACCATCTCGCCTGCACAGCGTGCCAGGGCCAAGGCGCTGCTGGATGCGGGCTATACGCAAGGCGATGTGGCGGATGCGCTAGGCGTATCAGTATCGTTCGTCCAAGACCTACTGGAAGGAGGTAAGTAATGGACGTCGCCCTGACCACGGCCGACAACCCATACGATCCTTTGGATCAGTTTGTCGAATGGTGGAACTATGACACTAGTATGGGCTACCACACGTCGGCCTACGTAGCTAGGATTGCTAGAACTTCAGAAGAACTTTCTGATTCGGACAATCAAATAGCTATAAGCGAAGCGATCGATGAAATCATCGAACTCAATCCGCTCGTTCCATACATCAAGATTGTTCGTGAATCACAAGCAATTTATGTTTGATTGATGTGGGAGGAGGGGGGGGTCGCAAATTAAAGACCCCCCTACTGCTTCGACGGCCACCCAAAAAATGCCCCGGAGGGTATATTTTCCGGCTTGAAACCGGGCGAAAGGGAAAGGAAACACCATGGCGAGTCGCCGAAAGTCGTCTCGACCGGCCCTGACCCGGGAAGCTCGAGAGCAAACCATGATCGCATTGGCAATGGATAAGGCGGAGGAGCTTCTACGAGGAGATAATCCTCCGCTTTCCATTGTCAACCACTACCTCAAACTCGCAACTGTGCGCAACGAGGTCGAGTTGGCTCGGATAAAGGCCGACACAGCGGAGCGAGAAGCCAAAACCAGGGCCCTTGAGGCCAATGAAAGATTGGATGAGATGTATGCCAAGGCTATCGAAGCCATGCGGAGCTACCGATCCTCTGACTAGGCGCACATTCACCAAGCTCAACCACTTGGATGATTATTTCGATCGGTACAAGTATCTACGAATCGGCAACCAGCGTCCTGGTGAGCGCACCTTTGGTGGGGATCGATGGCTCAATCAGCGTTTCTATGCAAGCTCCGAATGGAAGTCAGTGCGCGAAGAAGTCATTTCTCGCGACCAAGGGTTCGACATGGGGCATCGAGACTACCCGATCAAAGGGAAGATCTATGTTCACCACATGAATCCAATGGATGTCCAGATGCTCAAAGACGGAGAGATCACAATTCTAGATCCGGAGTATCTGATCTCGGTCTCGATGATGACCCACGAGGCGATCCACTTCGGGGACGTGGGGCTTCTACCCAAGCCGCACGTCGAGAGAATGCCGGGGGATACTCTGTTATGGGGAAAGAGGCGACATGACCATATTGGCTGATGTTAAAGAGTATCTGAACATACCATGGAACTTTTGGGACTATGATAAGCAATTGGCCCCCATGATCGAGATGGCCTTGGCAGACCTTGTGCAGCTCGGCATGCCTAGTACTGTGGAGATGGATCAAAATCTCGAGTGGTCCGCGCTTGGAGCGAATAGATCTCCGCATATCAAGGAATACGTATGTCTCCGAACCAAGATGGCGTTTGATCCGCCGCAGAATGCGTTTCTGGTCACTCCGATTGAGAAACGACTTACAGAATTGCAGCACCGAATCATATATCACTACGAGAGGTTCGAAGGAGGGGTGGATAAGTGGGGACGGACATAGAAACGTTTCTCGCGCATCACGGCGTCAAGGGGATGAAGTGGGGTGTGCGAAAAAAGCGACAGTCTCGGGTTGATACGAGCGCCGTAAACGAACTCGCGCGTCGCAAAAACGAGAATATCGGGATGCTCGATCCGAGCAGTCTTGGGCCCAAAAAGTCCAATAACCCAAACACAGGAATGCCGGATCCTAGTACGGTCGGCAAGAGCTCTGGCGGTCTTGTGCGCCGTCCGAATACAGCACACTTGACGGACAAGCAGCTTCAGGATACCATCAATAGGATGCGGTTGGATCAGCAGTATGCCGAACTAACCGCTCCAAAGATGTCTCCTGGAAAGAAATGGCTCAAAGGTCTTGGTGCTAAACTTTCCAGCAACCTGCAAGATGCCATTGCTAGCAATGCTTCGCAGATGCTCGTCTCTAGCGCTCGTAATTACCTGACTGGAGTGTCGAAAGCCCGCGAGAAGGCCAAGGTGAGCCGCGAGTCCGTTAAGACTTCCACTCAGCCGAAGCAGTCACCAAAGGTGACTGCTCCCAAATCGGCAAAAGCCCCAAAAGCACCGAGCCCCACGCCCCAGGCAAAGCCCTCGTCAAGCGCTGGGGCTAATGCCGGAAAAGCTTACAGCAAGATCAAGGAATCGTGGGGCAACTTCAAGGCGAGCCAGAAGTCTAAGAGCTACGTTCGAAACGGCGAGACAGTGGCTTATCGGGAGCCAACTTATACTGTGGATGAAGATGGGCGGCCCTCAATTGCGGGGGTGACCTTCAAGCGGATCAAAATTCGATGAAAGGTCAAAATGCTATCAAACACCGCGGTACCAAAGTACTACGGCGAGTTTCGGGATAAAGTCCTCCGTGGGGAGATTCCTGTATGCAAGGAACTCTCTATGGAGATGAACCGGATTGATGCGCTAATCGATGACCCGGACATGTATTACGATGACGAGGCTATCGACGGCTGGATCCGGTTCTGCGAGAATGAACTGACACTCACCAACGGCGAGGATGTTGAGCTTCTCGACACGTTCAAGCTCTGGGGCGAGCAGTTATGGGGATGGTACCGGTATGTTGAGCGCTCGGTATACATCCCGAACGAGGATGGTATCGGCGGACATCATGAGACGCAGCTGGTCAAGGAGCGGCTAACCAAGAAGCAGTACATCATAGTAGCACGAGGTGCCGCCAAGTCGATGTATGCTGCATTCTGGCAGATCTATTGGTTGACGATGGACACGGCTACAACCCATCAGGTAACAACCGCCCCCACAATGCCACAGGCAGTTGAGGTGATGTCGCCGATCAAAACTGCCATTACCCGGCATCGTGGGCCTCTCTTCAAGATGCTCACTTATGGATCGCTTCAGAACACCACTGGGAGTCGTGCATTGCGGCAGCAACTCGTCTCCACCAAGAAGGGGATCGAGAATCTACTCACTGGGTCCCTTCTCGAGATTCGCCCCATGACCATCGACAAGCTCCAAGGTCTTCGAAGCAAGTACAACTCGGTCGATGAGTGGTTGTCTGGCGATGTTCGAGAAGACGTTGTCGGCGCTATCGAGCAAGGGGCGTCGAAGAACAAAGGCTATGCGATCATCGCCATCTCGTCTGAGGGCACAGTCCGGAACGGATCAGGCGATGCAGTCAAAATGGAACTCCAGAAGATCCTTCGAGGGGAGAGCTATCAGCCGCATGTATCCATTTGGCATTACAAACTAGACTCTGTATCTGAGGTCGCGGACCCTTCTAGGTGGGTAAAAGCTCAGCCAACCATTGGTATAACTGTTTCATACGAAACGTATTACGAGGACGTCGAACGAGCTGAAGCTTCTCCGGCTGCTCGCAACGACATTCTTGCTAAAAGGTTTGGGCTACCACTTGAAGGGTTCACATACTTCTTCACGTATGAGGAAACGCTACCACACAGACCACATGACTTCTGGAAGATGCCATGCTCGCTGGGGGCGGACTTGTCACGCGGTGATGACTTCTGCGCTTTCACGTTCTTGTTCCCATTGGCGGACGGGTCTTTTGGTATAAAAACCAGGGCGTACATCACGCAGTACACCCTAGACAAACTGCATGCGTCGATCAGGTCCAAGTATGACGAGTTCATACAAGAGGGAACGTTGATCGTGATGCCAGGGACAGTACTCGACGTTGCAGGGACAGTTTATGACGACCTCGAGAAGCATATCGAGGAGCGAGAGTATGACGTTCGCTCATTCGGGTTCGACCCATTCAACGCCAAGGAGTTTGTTGCCAAATGGGAGCGGGACTATGGCCCCTACGCCATCGAGACGGTGATTCAGGGGGCGAGGACTGAGTCAGTCCCTCTCGGCGAGCTAAAGAAGTTCGCTGAAAAGCGCGAGTTGATCTTTGACGAGGCGATCATGTCTTTCTGCATGGGAAACACAGTGACTATGGAGGATACAAACGCCAACCGAAAGCTGACCAAGCGCCGAAATGAGGCCAAGATCGACTGTGTCGCCGCAATGATGGATGCATACATCGCCTTCAAGCTTCATAAAGAAGACTTCGAGTGAAAGGAGGTCAAAATGGGATTGCTTTCTAGACTGGCCCATGCGTGGAACGCGTTCACTCGCAGAGAAGCTCCATCAGGCCGAGGGTTCTCGTACGCCGCCCGGCCATATGCTATTCACTACAGTGGGGGAGCAGATCGCTCGACACTTGCATCGGTACGGACTCGAATTGCGATGGATTGCGCTGAGGCTGTGATTCAGCATATTCGGACCGATGACAAAGGCCGGTATGTTCAGGCAATGGACTCTACTCTTCAGAGATGTCTGACTGTTTCCGCCAATATCGATCAGAGTGGCGCCGCATTCCGGCAGGATATTTATCAGACAATTCTCAATGTCGGAGTGGCCGCAATTGTTCCGGTCGAAACTGACTACAACCCACTTGTCTCGGATTCGTACAATATCAAGAATCTGCGGGTGGGGGAAGTTGTAGAGTGGTGGCCAGACACCGTTAAGGTAAAGCTCTATAACGAGAGCACAGGTTTGATCGAGGAGGTAGCACTCCCCAAGAAGATCTGCGCGATTGTTGAGTCACCGCTATACACGATCATGAATGAGCCGTCTGGCACATTCGCAAGATTGATGCGAAAGCTAAATCTTCTGGATCTGGCGGATGAGGAGGCTCGGGCAAACAAGCTCGATATCATCATTCAGCTTCCGTACGCACTCAAGTCTGATGCAAAGAGAGCTGAGGCAGAACGTCGTCGCACAGACATTGAGCAACAGCTCAAAGGTGCTCAGTATGGTGTCGCATACATTGACGGCACAGAGAAGATCACACAGCTCAACCGCCCCGCCGAGAATACGCTCCTCGCACAGATCGAGTACCTCACCAAGCGACTTTACACCGAGCTGGCTCTGACTGAGGAGATCGTCAACGGTACTGCCCCGCCAGAAGCCATGGCGAATTACTACGCCCGGGTGGTCAAACCAATCACCATTGCCGTTACGGCAGAGCTTCGGCGAAAGTTCCTAACGCAGACTGCTCGAACTCAGCTTCAAGATATTCAGGCGTTCCGCGACCCGTTTGCGTTGGCATCGCTTCCAACATTGGCTGATCTCGCAGACAAATTGATTCGCAATGAAGTCATGAGTACGAACGAAATGCGTGCCGCAATAGGGCTGCCGCCTGTGGCGGCTCCCGAAGCGGACGTCCCTCGAAATCCGAACATGCCGGTCGAGGACACAAACACGACGGCCGACGAGCCGTCCTTACAGGAAGGAGTCGACCTTCAAAATGAAAGTTGACTTTTCAGGATACGCCACCAAGAGCGGCGTTCTGTGCTCGGACGGTCGGATCATCGGCCAGGGAGCATTCGCCCATCAGGACAACCACAAGGTGCCACTCCTGTATGGGCACGACCACAAGGACCCCACGAACATCGTTGGGCATGCACTTCTCCATAGCCGCAATGACGGAATGTATGCAGAGTGCTCACTCAATGATACCATGGCCGCCCAGAACCTGGGCAAGCAGGTGAAACATGGGGATCTGAACTCGCTCTCCATCTTCGCCAATGACCTGCGCCATGATGGTACGACGGTTACTTTCGGTAACATCCGAGAGGTGAGCTTGGTGCTTGCCGGCGCTAATCGCGAGGCGAAGATCGATGCGGTGTACATCACTCACGGGGATGGATTCTCTGATGAGGTGGAGGATGCCGCCATCATTCAGTTCGGAGAATTGCTGGTGCATGGCGAAGCTGAAGACTCGTCAGACTCGGAGGATGATGACGAAACCATTCAGGACATCGTCGACAGCATGACGGAAAAGCAGCAGAATGCTGTTGCCTATCTCGTCACTCAGGCCTTGGAAGACTCCGGCCCTGCCGAAAAGAAGTCGGAAGAGTCCTCTGACAAAGCGGAACACTCCGCTGACAAACCACAGGAAGGATCTACTTTGACCCACAACATCTTCCAGGGGTCTGCAACCCAGGCTCCGTCGCAGACGCTGACCCATGATCAGTTCATGACCGTCATGAAGTCCGCGCAGGATCGACACATCAAGCTTTCGGAGTCGTTCCTGGCCCATGCCAACGACTACGGAATCAAGGACATCAATATGCTGTTCCCGGACGCCAAGACGCTGTGGAATACCCCGGAGTTCATCTCTCGCCGAATGGAGTGGGTTGCCGGTGTTCTGAACGGTACCCGCCATGCACCTTTTACCAAGATCAAGACGATCCTGGCTGATATCACCGCCGACAATGCTCGAGCGAAAGGGTACAAGACCGGAACCAAGAAGAAGGATGAAGTCTTCACGCTTCTGCACCGGATCACGCATCCCCAGACCATCTACAAGAAGCAGAAGTTGGACCGTGATGACATCCTGGACATCACGGACTTCGATGTGGTCGCCTGGGTCAAGGGCGAGATGCGTTTGATGCTGGACGAGGAAATCGCCAGGGCGATTCTGGTCGGGGACGGCCGGCAGGTTACGGACGACGACAAGATCAAGGAAGAGAACATTCGTCCGATCTGGAAAGACGACGAGTTGTACTCGTACAAGGTCCAGGTCGACAAAGACGCCAAGCCTGATGCTTGCGTCGAGGCGATGATTCGTGGTCTGGACGACTACCGTGGTTCTGGTAACCCGACCATGTATGCGCCGAGCAAGTTCGTCACGGATCTGCTTCTTCAGAAGGACCAGATTGGACGCCGCCTGTACGAGACGGAAGCCGCGCTGGCCTCGGCCATCGGGGTGTCCAAGATCGTCCGCGTCCCTGTCATGGAGAAGCTGGAGCGCGAGGTTAATACCAAGAAGTACGACCTCAAGGCGATCGTGGTTAATCTTCAGGACTACACCACTGGTACAAACAAGGGCGGTCAGATCTCCTTCTTCGACGACTTCGACCTGGACTTCAACCAGGAGAAGTACCTGTTGGAGACCCGCATGTCCGGCGCGCTGGTACGTCCTGGCTCGGCTATGGTCCTGGAGATGGCGCAGGCCTAAGAAAGGTCAAAATGGCAAAGTTTAGCGGAAAGATAGGCTATGTCACTACGACTGAGAAAGCCCCCGGTGTATGGGTCGAGAAGGTGGAGGAGGTATACGCGCGAGGCGACATCAAGCGGTGCGCCCGTCGGTTTGACGGTAGCGAAACACTCAATGACGATCTCGTACTGTCCAACACAATCTCGGTCATGCTACCGAGAATCTTGAAAGATGACTTTGCCGCCATCCGGTACGTGACTTGGGCGGGGGCGAAATGGAAAGTCTCCTATGCAGAGCTGGTCTACCCAAGGCTTGAGTTGACGATTGGGAAGGTGTACAATGAACCGCCGGCTTGATCTTCACCGAGAGTTGAAAGGTATACTCGGGTCTGATAAGGTATATTTCCAGCCTCCGCCCAATGTCAAGATGTCCTACCCATGTATCGTGTATTACAAACAGGACATCCGCCCGGTACGGGCTGACAATATAGCGTATCTGGTCAATACCAGATATCAAGTCATAGTCATGTACCAAGACCCCGACAGCGACCTGTCGGAGAAAATAGCATGTTTGCCTGGCGCGGATTTTGCCAGGCATTATGTCAGTAACAACATCTATCACGATGTTGTATATTTGCACCGATAGGAAGGAGGCCTGATGGCCAAGGGTGCACTGAAGTGGGATGAGAACACCAAGCGACTCTACAGTGTTGGCGTTGACCGTGGCGTACTGTACGTCATGGGTGAAGGCGGTAAGTATCAGGACGGAATCGCCTGGTCTGGCCTGACCAAGGTGACGGAAAGCCCCGAGGGAGCAGAGTCCAACAAGAAGTATGCCGACAACCGGGTGTACGCGAACATCATCTCGACCGAGACCTTCAAGGGCACGATCGAGGCGTTCTACTCCCCCAAGGAGTTCGATCAGTGCGACGGCATGGGCGAGATCACCAAGGGTGTTCTGGCCACCCAGCAGACGCGCAAGAAGTTCGGGCTCTGTTATCGTACTCTGATCGGTAACGATACAGATGGCACCGATCACGGTGTCGAGATTCACCTGGTCTATGGTGCCACTGCGTCCCCGTCGTCCAAGGATCGTGAGACCATCAATGAGTCGCCCGAACCTGCGGCTCTGTCTTGGAGCTTCGACACCGAACCGGTCAATGTTACGGGTATGAAGCCGACGGCGCATGTGGTCATTCGCTCTACCGAGGTCGAGCAGGACAAGTGGACCAAGCTGGAGGAGGCACTGTACGGCAAGGGCGACTCGGGTACCGGTACTGAGCCGAAGATCCTCCTGCCGGATGAGATCAAGACGCTTCTTCAGTAACTGAAAGGCGGTGGCGGCGTTGCTCCAGCTAGAGATTTCCGGGGGCAGACTATTTGATGAAGAGACAAGCCGATTCATCATTACTCCGGCAGTGACCCTCCAGCTGGAGCATTCGCTGCTCTCTCTGTCAAAATGGGAGTCCGAACACTGTAAACCATTTGTCAACGCCAAGGATTTGACGGATGACGAGCTGATGGACTACATCATCTGTATGTCGGAGCTTCCTATCACACGAGTCGACCTCGTGGGGCTTCGGGACGAGCACCTTGAGAAGCTCCAGTCGTATCTCGAGAACCCGCATACCGCTACGACAATTAACTCAAGCGGGCAAGGGGCTAGTTCTCAGATTATAACGTCTGAACTTATATACTCCTGGATGGTCACTCTCCAGATACCGTTCGAATGTGAGCGATGGAATCTTAATCGGCTGATAACGCTGATTCGGGTTTGTTCCATCAATAACAATCCAAGCAAGAAGAAACTTTCACAAGACGAGGTCGCTCGGCAGTATCGGGAGATCAATGCCAAGCGCCGAGCGGAGGCCGCTAAAAGGGGGTTCTAGCTGGTGCTATATGTAACCTCGAAAGGGGACTTCAGTAAAACGCAGAAGTTCTTGGCGAAACTCGCTCGCCCTAATATCATTGAGAGACTCAAAGCGTATGGTTCTATGGGCGTGGACGCACTGTCTGCGGCTACACCTAAAGATTCCGGAAAGACTGCCGGGTCTTGGGGATACGAGGTCAAACAGTCAGGGAAGACATACTCGATCATATGGGCCAACACCAACGTGGTCCAAGGTGTCCCGATCGCGGTGATTCTTCAGTATGGCCATGGAACTGGTACTGGCGGGTATGTAAAGGGGCGGGATTACATCAACCCAGCGATCCAACCAATTATGGATCGTATAGCGGAAGACGTCTGGAAGGTGGTGTCGTCAGTTGAGTAAGATTGAAGACCGCGTAGTCGCAATGAAGTTCGACAATAAGCAGTTCGAACAAGGCATTGCCCAAACCAGTGCGTCTTTGGCCAAGTTCAATCAGTCGTTGAACTTTGACAAGGCAGCTGCGTCCGCGGACAAGCTCGGTAATGTCAAAATGGAAGGCATTCGTGGGGCGCTGGACACTATCAAGGAAAAGTTTAGTGCCCTTGATGTTGTGGCAATCACCGCGCTCACGAATGTGACCAACAAGGCGATTGATGCTGGCGGCCGAATTCTCAAGGCTCTGACGCTCGACCCCATTATGGATGGTTTCCGGGAGTACGAAACCCAAATGGGTGCAGTCCAGACTATTCTGGCGAACACCCTGAAGGAAGGCACCAACGTTCAGACGGTCAACAAATACCTGGACGATCTGAACACGTACGCCGACAAAACCATCTACAACTTCACAGAGATGACCAAGAACATCGGCACGTTTACAGCGGCTGGTGTCAAGCTTGAGCCAGCAACAAAGGCCATTAAGGGCATTGCAAACCTGGCAGCTCTTTCGGGATCGAACAGCCAGCAGGCCTCGACGGCAATGTATCAGCTTTCCCAGGCGCTAGCTGCTGGCCGTGTAGGCCTTCAGGACTGGAACTCAGTAGTCAACGCTGGAATGGGCGGTGAGCAGTTCCAGAATCTGTTGAAAGACACCGCGCTTGCTATGGGCGCAGTCGATAAGCTGGACAAGAAGTCCAAAAACCTGTTCAAGAATGGTTCATTCCGAGATTCGTTGAAGGGCGGTTGGCTTTCTTCGGACGTCTTGACTCAAGCTCTGGACGTCATGACGGGCTCTATGACCAAGGCCGATTTGATGGCCAAAGGCTTTACAGAGTCTCAGGCGGAGTACTATGAGAAGCTCGGGCAGACGGCGTTCAAAGCTGCAACCGAGGTTAAGACGGTCACGCAGCTGTTTGACACGCTGAAAGAAGCTGTTGGATCAGGGTGGGCACAGTCTTTCCGTATCGTTCTTGGCGATTTCGAGGAAGCCAAGGAGCTTTTCACTTGGCTCAATAATTACTTCTCTCCTGTAATTGATGGGATGAGTAATGCTCGAAATCTGATGCTTCAGACGTGGAAGGACGCCGGTGGACGGACCGCCATGGTCCAGACCCTGAAGAACATCTTGGAAGGTATCGGGAACATTCTCGGCCCCATCCAGAATGCCTGGCAGACAGTGTTCCCGCCAGCCAAAGCGGGAGAGGCACTGGCCGGCATCTCCAAGGCACTTGAGTACCTCACGTCGAAGCTGAAGCCCAGCGGTGAGACCGCGGCAAAGCTCCAGCGCATATTTACAGGGCTATTCTCCATTCTCGGTATAGTCAGCGATCTTGTTGGAGCGGTTGGCCAGGCGTTTGGCGCATTCCTTCGCGAGATAATTGACCTGTTGCCAAAGGGGCACGGAGGTATCCTTGAGTGGATCGCAGGTCTTGCCGACTGGGTTACCAATCTTCGTAACAGCATTCGCGAGGGCGATGTCTTCATGAATGCGATACGGGGCGCCCGGCAGGCTATCGTGGACTTCGGCACAGCTGCGATGGAGAAGCTCGCGCCTGTGTCCGAAGCACTTGGCGCATTCTTCTCGTCGACCTCTGGCAAGTTTGCGGCGTTGAAGGACGACCTGATCCCCAAGGCTCAAGAAACAGTCGATGGAGTCAATGCCCAGCTTGCAAAGATTGGAAGTGATACTGCTCAAGGCGCCGAAGGGTTCAAGAATGAAACCCTTGAGCGGGTCTCGGCCTTTGCTGGGAAAGTCCAGAGTATTGCCGAAAAGATCGGCGCGTGGCTTCAGAAGGCTTGGGAAAAGGTCAAAGAGTTTGGCGGTCATCTAGCGAACTTCTTCAAGAGTGGCGATAAAGAACTGGGCATGAACCAGTTTCTGGCTGCGCTCAACCTTACCATGGGCGCTGGCATCGGGGCTATGCTCATAGCGCTAGTGCACAACCTCGCCGGGGTGACCAGGAAGGTCAAGAAAGGCATCGGCGAGGTTAGCGACATCGTCAAGAAGTTCGGCGCGGTAATGGACGCGGTCAAGGATCACCTCAAGGCGCTTACGGGCGAGGTGAAGGCCAGGACGCTTCTGCTTATTGCGGCAGCGCTTGGCGTACTTGCAGCGTCTGTAGCTCTGCTTGCCATGGTAGACCCGGTCAAGCTTACTGTCGGGCTTACTGCTATATCTGTACTCCTGGCCGAGGTGTTCGGCATGATGGCCTGGTATAGCAAGTTCAACAAGGATAATGGCCTTGGCGGACTCGCCCAAGCAGCAGTCGGAATGATTCTCATGGCTACGGCCATAACTATTCTGGCGGGCGCAGTTCGAAAGATGGGCGAGCTGGACTGGTGGACCCTTACCAAGGGACTTCTAGCGACGAAATCGCTGCTCAAGGCCTTGACCAAGGTCATGAAAGACATGGTCCGAAACACCAAAGGTATGGTGACCGGGGCGGCGGCGCTTGTCATATTTGGAGTCGCAATCCGGGTTCTAGCAGAGTCAGTCAAGGTTCTTGGCAATATGAAGCTAGGAGCTCTGGCCAAGGGGATGATTGCGTTTACCGCCATCCTGACACTCGTTTTGGCGTTTGTTGAGAACTTCGACTCTCAGATGAGTATGGAGGCTGGTGTAGCCATCACGGCTCTAGCTCTCGGGATTCTTATAATGGTCAAGGCCGTGGAGAAGTTCGGCGGCATGGACCTAGGAGTTCTGACCCAGGGGCTTATATCAGTGACTGCATTGCTCGTGGCACTCGGAGCCTTTATCCGAATAGCTGGAAATGGTAAGGCAGCAGCCCAGTCAGGGCTTGCTATTCTAGCGTTGGCCGTCTCCATGGAGCGCCTAGCGGCTGCTGTGGAGAAGTTCGGGACAATGGACCCTGATGTGATCAAGCAGGGATTGCTCTCACTCATGATCGTCATGTTGGCGGTAGGCGGCACTCTCGAGAGGCTAAAGAAGAAGGCTCTCTACGGCGGCGCAGGTTTCGCATTGGTGGCAGTGGGCGTTCTGGCTGTGGCACACGCAGTCAAGACCCTTGGTGAGATGGATGTGGACAAAGTCACAGTTGGCGTAACCGCATTGACTGTGATGCTCATGTCAATGTCTCTTGCATTGGCTATCATGGCCAAGACCAAGGTTAAGCCTGGAGTGGCAGCGGCTTTGATTTTGCTAGCCACGGCGCTCGGCATGCTTGTACCAACGATCCTATTGCTCGGCGCTGCTGGGTGGGCTACTGTCACAATCGGAATCATTGCTCTGGTAGCAGCTCTGGCGATTCTCGGCGGGGCGGCAAAGCTTCTCGAGCCAGTGATCCCCGCAATGACCGCTCTTGCCTTGGCTTTGATGGGGTTCGCAGCGGCTGTAGCAATCGCTGGAGCGGGTATAACGCTTCTGGCAATTGGCCTAGGGATGCTTGGTGTTTCTGGTGCAGCAGGGCTTTCGGTCCTCACGGCGGCAATAACCAGCCTGATTTCGATGATTCCATACCTGATGGAACAGTTGGGCATGGGACTTGTCAAAATAGCAGAAGTCATCATCAACAACCAGGAGCCAATTCGTGGCGCGATGGCGACTCTTATTGGCGCGCTTATCAACGCCATCACTGAGAACATCCCACGGCTCATTGAGCTGGCGGTGGTAGCTATCGAGTCGATGTGTGACGCTCTCATTCGGACTGTTCCGAAGATCGTGGACACGGCGTTGAAACTCGTTGTGGCATTCCTGACCTCTTTGCGGGACAATATTGGCAAGATCGTGGATGTCGCATCACAAGCGATTTACAACTTCCTGAAAGCGCTTGCTGATAACATCGGTCGAATCATTGATGGTGCGTTTAAATTCGCTATAGCATTCATCAATGGTCTTGCAAAAGCAATCGATGAGAACCACAACACTCTGTTTGAGGCCATCGGTCGTCTCGTAAAAGCCATATTCAAGGCGCTTGTTGACGGCGTCGGCGCAGGCCTGAATGGTATCCGCGACGTCCTCATCGGGATTGGCAAAGCCATTGTGGACGGGATCTGGAAAGGTATCACAGGGGCCGCCGGATGGTTCAAGCGCAAAGTAGAAGATTTCTTTGGCGGAATCGTCAATGGGGTCAAGGGAGTCCTTGGTATCAAATCCCCCTCGAGGGTCTTTGCCGAGATCGGCGGTTACGCCATCCAGGGCTTTAGTAGGGGCTTCGAGGACGGCGCACCTGGCGCGCAGGATACCGTCAACGGGGTTTCTCAGGAGCTTGTGGACGCGGTCAACGAATGCTTCAGAGGTATGAGCTTCGACGACATAGACCTGACTATGCGCCCCGAAATCACCCCGGTTCTCAATCTCGATGATGTCCGTAAAGACGCTAAGACGTTGAGTTCGGTGTTTGGCAGTACCCCGATACCTGTCAGTGCTCGTAACGCCCAGTATGAATACGGCCGCACACAAACACCCCCGCCAGAGCCGACCAAGAGTGAAGAGCCAGTATCCAAAGTGACCAATGTTCACTTTGAGCAGCACAATCACTCTCCAGAATCTCTGGACGCCATGACCATCTACAGGAATACTCAAAATCAGCTTCGACAAATCAGGGAAGCTGATCTAGAGTTGCAACTCTAAGTAAAGGAGGACCGATGATCCGCGGTGTCTCTATCAAGAACCCGTCAGGGGAAGAGTATACATACGAACTCGGTAAACCGTATGATACCGGCGTATGTGTCAACGACATCGCGGGTCTCGGCCCGCCGAAAGCTGATCTCACGGTTCAGAGCGTCTACAACATGGACGGGGGGCGATTCAGTGTTGCACGGGCTCAGACGAGAAATATAGTTCTATCTCTGGAGATGGTTGGTGACAATCCCCCAGCAGCTAGGCGCCTGATTTATCGGGCGTTCCCGATCAAAGAACTTGTTCGAATGCAGTTCTTGACTGACTCGTCGGTGTATGAAGCTAGAGGCTATGTGGAGTCCGTTACTCCGAACATATTTTCGGATAAGGAGTCCGTGCAGGTCTCCGTTATTTGCCCGCAGCCATTCTTGACTGAGAAAAACTCATTCGAGACTGGGCGAGGGTTCTTTACGGTTTCTGGAGGCTTTCAGTTCCCATTCACAAACGCGATCAATAAGGCGGAGCTGCAATTCGGAGATCAACAGCGCAGCTCTAGCTTCACAGTGAACTACCCTGGAGAAATAGTAACAGGCTGCCGGTTCGAACTCCCCATGCTCGAGACTCCAGGTATTGTGTCTATATACAATCACTCTCGTGGCACCGTACTCCAGATCGATATGGATTTGTACGCGGCGATCGACCAGAAAACCATCACTCGTGGTTATACGTTGGAGGTTGACAGCCGCCCTGATTCTTTCGGGGCCAGAGTGAAGCGCCCAGACGGGACTATATTCCAGGCATCTGGAATGGTGACGACGAACAGCGTTTGGCCTAAGCTCCAGCCTGGCCCGAATGATCTTGAGATCTATACCAGCAAATCGCGAATGGTCAATGTGTTCGACGGAGCGGTTGTATACTACAGCCCGTTGTATATGGGGGTATAATGTATCTGGAAAGTGTACGAGTCTACAACAACGACCTGGTAGCCGTCGACGCCGTCACTGGCTGGTCCAGTGTTGTATGGACAGAACGATACCAAGATTTCGGAGAATTCGAGATTCGGATCCCCGACGCAAGGGCTGATATACAGAGCTACAAGGACCGATTCTTCGACAACATTCTACAGATCCCATATTCCAACGAATCAATGATCGTGGAAGAAATTACATATGAGGGCGGAAGAACGACACCCGCAGTATATCTGCGTGGGCGAGATGCTAAGAGCCTCCTCCAGCGCAGGGTCCTTGCCGCTACCCAGGTGATTCCGATGGGGCCATCCACCAGGGAGATAGTCCTGCAAGCTTTCAGCGACGAGGTGGCCAATCCGTCAGAAAAAGGCCGAGAAATGAAGTACCTGGCCCTCGATGACCCCTCCTCGTGGAGTGTACACCATCTGGACTATGACCCTGATGGCAAATCGCTCTGGGACCTTTTCCTGTATTGCGCCCAGACATATTATTGCGGGCTTCGATCCTACATGCAAGGTCGAAAAATTCGTTATCAATGGTGGAAGCCCCGGGATCGAACCGGTGCCAATAAAACATATCCTGTGCTGTTCTCTGAGGACCTCGGGTCTCTCTCCAATATAATTTACCGTCGGCAGAGCCGTACCTATCGAACGTCAGCGTACGTCCATATTCAGGTCGGGGAAAATCAGTCTAGCCTATCCCGATACGCCACGGACGTTTCCAACCGATTCGGTCAGGGGATGAACCGGAGGGAGATGTGGGTATCCCCAGGGTGGAACTACACTCCGAAAAACGCGAACGGATTGGCAGGAGTCCTTGCCCCGTATGGCCGAACAGCTCTCCATCAGCACTCCCTCGCTGACGAGATCTCAGGAGAGGTCCTGCGTCACGACATGTACGAATACGGAATCGACAAGGACTTTTTTCTCGGGGACTTGGTAGCTGTTGAGGTTGCTGGTAAAAGATCTCGTGCAAGAGTCAAAGAGTATACGCACTCATGGACGATCGATCAAGGATATCGGGCGTATCCAATTTTGGACGCCTCGCCCATTATGGAGAACTATTTCTAAGGAGGATCGATGGCGGTAACATCTGGTTTCTTCAACTCGTCAAGCGGCGACCGTCGATATACGGCGGAACAATTTGGCACGCTGTTTGAGGGCATCATCACGGATGGAGTCTTCTCTGGCGTTGGGCAGGCCCTCAGGGTCGAAGCTAACGGGTCTACTGTCCGAATCGGATCAGGAAGGGCTTGGTGCCAGGGGACTTGGCTCAACAATGACGGCGAGCTTAGCTTGAGTGCGCCAAGTAACTCTCATCCGAACTACTCAAGGTATGACGCAGTCGTCTTGGAGTTCAACTGGTCAGAGAGTGTCCGAGCAAACAGCATCAAGTACATTTCTGGAACATCCGCGGCAACGCCCAAGCGCCCCGACCTAGTCTTGACAAGCCTTGTGCGGCAGATGCCGCTGTGTTATATTTTCCGGCCGGCAGGGGCTACAACGGTTCAGCAGGGTCAGATAGAGATGGCTACTGGAACCTCTGCATGCCCGTGGATTACTGGACCACTCCGAACGTTGGATATTTCCGCGTTCATCAGTAGTGCAAGCAGTGCACTCAATAATGCGACGACGGAGGCCTCAAAGACCAGTAAAGAGCTTCAGACTCAGCTTACAAAACTCCAGGCCGAGGGCGAAGCACTGAAGAACCGATTCAATCAGTGGATCACCGATACCGAGAAGTTGTTGGGGAACACGCCCAACATGAACGCCATTATCGAGGCCAAAAAGGCGGCCGTTTCGGCGGCGGCAGATGCGAAAACCGCACAGCAGCAGGCCGCATCCGCTGCTAGTACGGTGGCCGGATACAAATCAAGGCTGGATGCGGTAGAGACAAACGCCAACAAGGTCCCAGCCTTGGAAGGTCGAGTCCAGGTGCTCGAGAATTCTCCCGCAGGCTCTGCTCCAGTCGGGGTTAGCCGAAACTACTACGTCCGCCCTGAGCGGGGCAAGACCCACACCACTCCTCCAACCGGGTGGTTCCAGGACATCGCCCTTGGTAAGTTCGAGCAGTTTGCCATCGGCGATAAGATCCAAACCTCGATCGGCGGAGAGACTTACATATGGCGTGTAGCCGCTTTTGACTATTTCTACCAGCTGAATGTCCCAAAGCACCATATCGTCCTTGTGGCGGACACGCCCATCTACACAGGAGCGATGAGTACGGCGTCCGTCATGAACGGGTACTCGGAGGACAAGACCCTTCTCAAGAAATCGAGCCACAATGCTATCACTGCCCTTGCGAGTCAGTATGGGGTATCCGGGTCTGCATTCTGGTTTGACGAGCCTCTGAGTAGCGCAATCAATAGTGATGGTAAGGCTACAAACGCCATAACCGTGCACACGAGGTTTCTCGATATGACTGAGACCATGGTCTTTGGGCATGTAGCGTGGGGGACTTCGACAAGGTTTGACAGTGGCTCAAGGGACGACCAACTTCCATTGTTCCGCCTCCTCCCGGAGACACGAAAACTGGGCGGGGGCGCTTATTGGTTGCGCAACTTCTTCAGCTCTCCAGGGACTATCATGATGGGTGTAGACGCGGATGGCCGTCCTGATGGATGGTCTGTGACTGAATCCAAGCACCGACGCCCGATCGTTCTTTTGGGGACATAATGGATGTATATGCCGTCATTGAAGGAATCGTGGTTACTCTTGTGCCTATTGTAACTGCACTCACATGCGCTCTCATTGCCTCGGCGGGGTTCTGGGCTTTTATCCAGAAGAGGGACGATCAGCGCGATGCCAAGACCAAGCTCCTACTTGGGTTGGCCCATGACCGGATTGTGGATCAGGGGCTCAAGTACATTGAGCGAGGCTGGATCGCTAAAGATGAGTACCATGACCTCAACAAGTATCTTTACGGGCCATATTCTACATTTGGCGGGAACGGGCTCGCAGAGAAGATAATGGCCGAAGTGGCCGAACTCCCAATCCATGGCCGATCAATGGTGCTGGATGTCGACTATATGAAAGGACACAATAATGAGCGAAACCCCGCAGCACGGCGAGACTACTGAGCTTCCCGATTCACCCCTCAAGGCGCTGCTCCCTACGGCGGTCTATGACACTCTGAAGTGGGCGAACCTGGTTGTCCTCCCGGCGATTGGCGTCGCATATACGGGTCTCTCTGCTCTTTGGCACTGGCCGCTGGCCTCTGAGGTGAACGGCACGCTGTTCGTACTGATGACTCTCTTTGGCGTGGTACTCGGGGTGTCCAAGGTTCACTACAACAAGAACGACCTCGGGATCGATGGGCGTATGCGTCTTGGCGAGAATGCTCTCCTCGAGTTGAAAGAAGCCCCCGAGTCAGGGCAGACCGTCACACTCAAGGTGAAGTGACTACAAATAGGTAGCTGTCGTACGGCGTACAATGGCTACCTATTTTTTGCTCGCATAGCACACAGCGCCTATAATGAACTAGAGAAAGGAACCCAAAATGGAACTCATCGTCGTTTTCATCCTCATCGTCTCGGCTGTTTTGTCGGGCGTTTCCTTCATCGCCATCTACAAGTACATCGAGCTCAATCGAGTTCATGGAATCATGATCCGCGCCGCCCAGCAGGCGACGCTGAACACCTTCCAGAAAATCGAAGAGTACGTTGACCTTGATGATGACGAGGTAGTAATGCTCAAGTACATTTTGCAGCGAAACTGGGAAAACGATTCACAGATCGTACTTCCGTTCAAGTGACCCCTAGCCCTATACTCACAATGGGTATAGGTTTTTTTTTTTTCGTGTTGACTACAGCTGTTATAATGAACTAGAGAAAGGAATTACCATGCTCAAAAAGCTCAAGATCACCCTTCACAGCCTCTGCCTCAAGGCCGAAGACTGACAAGGTGGATCTCCAGGAATCTCCAGGAGGTCGAGGAGCGATGGGAAGAGCTTGCTCAGAACGTGGAACGAAAGTTCCATAGGCCCGTCTAAGGCCCTTGCCATAGCCGCAATGGCTATGGTTTTCGCTTTTTCTACAGTCGCTATAATGAAAGGAGATAGAATGAAACTCATTCAGAAAAAGCCCACGCCACTCTCGAAGCGGATCGAAGACCACCTCGACTACATGTCAACGCTCGACCCTGCGAGCGAAGAGTATGCTGTCGCGGTCAACCAGCTGTCGGTCCTGGCAGGCGCCAAAGTCGGTATTGAACCGGCCGCGCCCCCTGTGGACAAAGCAGCTATTGTCAGCGCAGGATCCTCGCTTGCGGGCATCTTGCTCGTCATGAACTTCGAGCGGCTCTCAATCATCGCTACGAAGGCCTTCGGGCTTATTACGAGAATTCGTATCTAACCCCTCTACCGCCCCTACCCACAATGGGTAGGGTTCTTTCTCTTCGCATATTATGCAGATGCTATAATGAACTAGAGAAAGGAATCTATAATGCTCAACTCCATCAAGCTTCATGCCTATGCCCTGACCCTTAACGTCTGCGCAAATCATTGGGACTCCCCAATCGCTCGCGGCGTCGCCCTGTCGACCCTGCGGCGGTCCAGGGACCTCCTGAATGATGCCGGACGTCCAGGTCAGGCCGGGCGCTGTGAAGCCATGATGACTGCAATTAATGTCTGCTAGTCGCTTCCTATACCCACAATGGGTATAGGTTTTCGCTGTGCCTACAGCTGTTATAATGAACTAGAGAAAGGAATCTATTATGGACACAGAACTCAAGCAGCGCGGAATCAAAACCGCCCTCAAGACTCTTGGAGAGTCCCGCCACATGTTCAAGATCGTCAAGTCGCCTACTCCGGGCGAGTACCAGACTATCGCTGCGGACTTCAATGAAGAAGCTTTGAAGAACCTGTACAAGGTCCCCAAGTATCTTCATCGATCGTACCGAATGATCGTCGCAGGTATCGCCCACTGGCTTGCCGATCTTGAAGATGACTGGTGCCTCCTCGAGGAGAGCGAGGACGCCTGCTGGAGTCGGATCATCTATGCCGCATCGGCTAGACTCCGATCCTGAAAACATCCCTACCCACAATGGGTAGGGTTCTTTCTCTTCGCATATTATACAGGTGCTATAATGAACTAGAGAAAGGAATTAGAAATGTTCGAAATCATCCTCCTTGTCCTTGTCGTCGCCGTCTTTGTTGCATTCTGGCAGCTCCTCCCCTACCTGGGAATTGCCTGGATCGCAAAGGTCGTCCTGGACTTTATTCGAGGATCGAAGAGAAACTGATCACCTCTATCCCTCCCTACCCACAACGGGTAGGGTTATATTTTGTCGCAAGTTATACAACTATTATAATGAACTAGAGAAAGGAACCCATCATGCTCACCTTCATCACCATCATTGCCATCTTCGCCATTTCGATTGGCGCGGTGTTGGCTACTGCTGGCGCGTGGGAGCACCCCGAAACCCTCTGACCGTTTACCCCTACCCACAATGGGTAGGGTTATATTTTTAACACAAGGAGAAGTAATGATCATCTTGTCAGGCGGAAGCTGCGCAGGTAAGACAACACTCGCAAGGGCTCTGAGTAATATCGGATGGGCCTGGGTCCGGTCTGTGACCACTAGACCGCCAAGACCCTATTCGGCCGATGAGTATTCGGCGTATCTGTCAAACCGGGAGTTTCTCGATCTACAGGACGAGGGGAAAATCATATTCTCAAAGGCCTACCAAACTGAGGAAGGTATCTGGAGGTATGGTGTTCCGATCGGGTCATTCAATCGATATCGAAGAGACCCATATGCGGTCTGCATTCTAGACCCTATCTGTGCAGCACAATACTTTTACAGTGCTAGCCATATGCTGGACAAAGGGATGGTTTTCTGGTACCTCCGAGTTCCCGAAGTAATTAGAGCAAAGAGGCTCAGTCTTAGGGGCGATTCAATGGCGCGAATCCGAGCAAGGCTTACCGCCGATGAAAGAGACCTGCAAGCCCTCGAGAATGGGGCATATGACTATGAAGTCAATATTGTGAACTATCTACCAGATGGCGATATTATCGTGGACCTAGAGAGACCTTGCGGTCATCATCAAAGGACCACAATGCCTCGAAAGGAGAACAAATGAACATCACACTCGTAACTTCAGCACTCCGCCGGCATGCGCCGAGCATTCTCACTGGACTTGCCGTGGGCGGCGTTGTCGGTACGGCTATATTTTCAGCTCAGGCCGGCGTGAAGGCCCATCGTATCATCCTCCACGAGGGTCTCCGAGACAACCCATTCCAGGATAAGCTCAAAGCTACTTGGAGGGTATGGATTCCACCGCTGGCGATTGGAGCGGTTACGGTGTCCAGCATCATCGGCGTCCACTCAATTCTTGCGAGACGGGTGGCTGTAGCAGCGTCTGCTGCGGCACTTGCAGAGAGCCAGTTTGATGCGTACCGAAAGGCCGCTGAGAAGGTCGTTGGCTCCAAGAAAGAGGAACAGATTCGCGCGGAGGCCCCTAAGTACCGTGGCGGGACCCGGGCGCCAGTTCACGAGGGCGACGTTCTCTGTTTCGAAGCGTACACCGGCAGGTACTTCTCGAGTACGGTTGACAAGATCTGGAGGGCTGTGAATCAGTCCAACAATGAGGTCAACAACTACGGTCATGTGGCAGCGAATGATTTCTTCGTTGCTCTTGGTATGGAATCCCTTCATTACGGGGATGACTACGGGTGGAACACAGACCACCTGATCGAACCACTGTTCTCAAGCGGGGTGACTGACGATGGCGAACCATATTTGGTTCTCGATTACAGATTCGGCCCCTCCTATAAATACGATAGGATCTTCTGATGGCTGAAACAGTTATGTTTGCACTGTGCGATCTCGAGCGATTGGTATCGATGTCGTTGACACAGGTCGAGCACTGCCTATACGCCAAGCCGGCGATTCTCCGGCAGGTTGGGCAAAAGTCCTGGGATGAATGCTATCTTCCTCGAGCTGAGAAAGCCTTGAAAGAGGGGGGTAGATATCTTGATCGTGCGATGAATCTCCAGGGCCTGCTTACAAACCCTCAGGAAATTCACACTGCGTCGGTGATGGTCCGCCATATGAGTATCCGCTACAAGGACCTCACGCTCAAGCTCGCAAGTGGTGCAGCGCCTATAATGAACTAGAGAAAGGAATCGTCATGTTCGTTACGCTTTCCGATGGAACGGTTGTTGAAGCCGAGCCCGTGGAAACCGAATCCTCTGAGACCCCCGAGACCTCTGACTCCAAAGCCCGATTCCGGGATCGAGTGAAGCAGTTCGTCACGGACCACCCCATCATCACTGGTGCTGCCATTAGCACAGTTGTCGGGGTAGTCGTGATGGCGCTCACTCCCACCGCGAATAAGGAGGACGAAGAAGAGAGCAAGGACCTCTCAGAAGAGGAAGTGGAAGCCATCGAAGCCTCAATTGCCGACCACATCGTCACGAACGAATAACCCCTCTACCGCCCCTACCCGCAATGGGTAGGGGTTTCTCTTCAATCAAGAAAGGTTATATTTATGATTACAGTTGAGCTTGAAGGCCAGGAGCACTACTTTCACCTCGGCACCCGAGACATCCTTGCTCTGAGCAGTAAGGGCGAGGATCCTGCAAAGTGGTTGGAAAATGTCAAAGGCGAGAACGAAGCAATCAAGTTCTTCGACCTCTTCTCGAAGATCGTCAAATATTCCTATGGTGTTGTGGATGAGGACGGGGTCTTCACACACGATCCAAAAGCCACCGCCAAGTTCATGACCAGCGACGAATTCGATGAGCTCGCTCTTGAGCTTCTGGAAGCGCCAAAACGATTCGTGACGTTCATCGAGGGGGTCGTCCCCAAGGCTGTCCTGAAGCGTGGTATGTCGCACATGCCCGAGCAGGACAAGAAAGCATGGGAGGACGCCAAGTCGCATCTGGAACAGATGGTATAATGAACTAGAGAAAGGAAAGAGAATGTCCCTCAAAGACAGTCGTCGTTTTCGTCAGATCAAGAAAGCCCTTGGGTTTTCATCCTCTGTCGGCGGAAGCCTAATAGCACATTGCGCTCTGGCTCTTGTCCCCCTGCCTGCGCAGCTGCCCCTGCGCGCCCTGTGCTTCCTCGGGGGCGTTGGGCTTGGCGCATATGCAGCTGACAAAGCTCGCCAAGGGATGGAAACCCAGTGCGACATCGTTGCTGACGCTGTCGACTCCATCAAAGAGACCCCCTAACCCCTCTACCGCCCCTACCCGCAATGGGTAGGGGTTTCTCTTCAATCAAGAAAGGCATAACCAAATGAACGCAATCGACCTCATCAACGGATACATCAACAACGCAAGTCTCTGGCTTGAGGGTCTTGCCACGCACCACAGCGAAGTGGACTTCAATACCGCAATGGAGCACTCCGAGCGGTACCTCAAGCTGGCCAAATTCCTCGCAGATGTCTATGATATCACGGATCCGCGTCTTGAGGACAACATTGCTCGCTGGAGTGATCTTGCTGCCTGTGAGGGGTGGACTCACATCGTATCCTATGGTTTCGAGCATGAGGTTGTCGGCGCGAATGGCTGAAATCGACCTCCCAGAAGGGAACTCGTATCGGAGCAAGGCAAAACCGCCAGAGCCGCGAGTGGAGATGGTAGCGCGGGGGAGAATCTCGGAGAGTCCCATACGGCGAATCCGGGAATCCATCTTCGAGACATCGGGAAAACAGCTCATGGAGTTCGTCATATTTGACGTCCTCGTCCCTCAGGTGAAGGAGGGATTGAGTTCCATCGTCGATCGGGTGCTCTACGGCGAAGGTCGTGGTCATCGCGTGACACCCTATCGCAAGGCTCAAAGCTACGTCAACTACAGCCGGACTTCTACGGATGGTTCGGTGCGAGATCCGAAGAGAAATCTGGACACTCGAAAGAGGGTGAACCACGATTTCCGTGACATTGCTTTCGATGACCGCTCTGAAGCAGAGCTCATCCTGGAGCGCCTCGGCGACTGTATCGAGGAGTACGATGTGGCAACAGTCGGTGATTTTTATGCTGCGGCGGGAATCACTGCTGACTACACAGACCAGAACTGGGGGTGGACGTCACTGCGAGATGCATGCGTCCGCCGGACCAGGGCTGGTTATATCCTGGATCTTCCCCGCCCAGAGCGGGTGGATCCGTAAACAACCAAAAGAAAGAGAAGCACCAATGCGTAATACCATCAACGTCAAGTCAAGGCCCGAAATCAAGAAGTTCTTTGCGACGCTGAAGAGCCTTCACCCACGGCAAGCTCTCATTCTGCATTTCCGCCACCCCAAGGGGTTGAGTCAGTCCATTGCTACTCAGGCCAGGCGTCTTGCTAAGCGAGTGGACGGGTGGAGCTCTGGAACATATGAGTGGAACAGTCGAGAGACTACTGTGGTGCTCGGAAAGCCATGGGTGGTTGACCGCCTCATCGGGCGACCCGGGGATGTCTACATCTCGAGTATCGAGGGCCGAAACCCCATGTACTTCCTGTTCTACATGGAGCCGGTCGGGCATGGTCTTGCACGTGCCGAGGCGTACCTCAATCAGTATCCGCCAAAGCGCCAAGATCATATAACAACAAGAGTCGACTCGTCCCGGCTCCAAGAATTCATTCGCCGCATCCCTGAAATCTTTGAAAAATACACGCAATACGACTGGGCAGTGAGTGTTGTTCCAGGCGGGGACGATGCCGCCTTTGTCGAGATCATCGTGAAGAAGGAGAAGTGAAAATGTATCCTCGAATCAAGTTCCAGAACAAGAAGGAATTCGACGCCTATATGTGGCGAGCCACGTATGGGTTTACGGGCCGGCAGTTCGAAGCAGGTCTAATGAATCTCCACATCAAGCCCGAATGGAGAGAAGACCTTCGGTGCTATATGGATGTGTGGGAGGAAGAGTCCGAACTCGCCGCTCAGAAAATCCGGTGGTGGAATCAGTACAGTTGTACCGCAGCTGTTGGTCCTGAATGGTTCCTCGACTATGCCACCCAGAAGGGCGTGGTCAAGCGTCTGCGAGAAGAGACAAAGCTTCACCATGATGTTTATTTTCGCTCTCATATTGCCCCCGTGCAAAGCAAGCTGGAGTGGGCTCTCAATGGGATAATGCGAAAATTTGACCTTGGTGACATGTTCGAAGTGGTGTCAGTGACAAACGAGCTTCTCCCAGCATTTCTGTCGGATCTTCCTGTAATTCGAGAAGAAGAATCAGAGATCGTGTGGACCATCAGCACATTTCGATCGTACTCGATGGTTTACGTCTGGATGCATCGGGATGAGATGGAAGACTAATGCGCCATCACAATCAGTACACCAGCCGACAGGACAACTTGATCAGTCTGATGCTCGGCGGCATAGGGCATCACCGAATCCTGCCAAAGCGTGTGGGGGACAAAATGCATATCACGACATACTCCAAGATTGACATCGACGAATTTGAAGAGTTCTGGGGTATTCCGCATATTTGTCCCGACATGCACGATGGTCTGATTCCGCATCCCCGAGGCGAACGTCTGCTGGATACGCTCAAGGCCTATAGCATGCGTCTAGCCGACGGAAAATCTAAATCCGCGACTATTGGGGTGTTGAAGAAAGACGTCGAGTTTGTACAGACAGAACTCCTGCGGATGATACCGTTTGGAAAGAGAGGCCATATTTGGGTTCAGCCATGTGGGGCCTTTGACTGGAACCATCTGATGCTGGTGGTGTCTCCAAAGTGAAATTGAGAGAGCTTATAGCTCGACTCCCGGAAAGGGCCCTGGACTTTGAGGTGCGACTCCTTGAGGTCCGGGGTCTTTCTGCGGACAACAGTGTAGAATATTACCGCCTCCTTTACGAGGGGGCGCTTGCCGGGAAGATCGAGCACTATATAGATTATGGATGGAAACATGGAACGTATTTGGACACTGAGTGAACTCAATGCAGTTCGTGAAAAGAGGCCCTACACCACCTATGGCGGATGGAGTGAGCAGAAGCCAGGATTCGGCACCCTTGGTAGGTTTATGCCCGAACTGACCCGCCTTATGGAGGACGGCGAAACCTACGAGCTGAACTTCCGGTTTGACCGAGCCGCGTATCAGATCATGCGGGACCTCGGGGCGGACCACCGTACAGCGGTTGACAAGTCGCTTCTCTGCCCTGCCTGGTGTGGGAAGCGGAATATCGCCACAAAGGGTCAGACTTGGCAGTTCGACATGCAGGTGGCGGATGACCCCGATATTGAGCTCGTCGCCATGCTGTGGCCTGAAAAGGACTCAGACTGGCCCAATGGGGAGGTCAATATCGTTGAAGGTAAGATGGGCGAAGATACAATGCTCACCAACCTTCACTGGAAAGACCCCGATACAGGCGCGGCCATGCACGCCCCACTTGATGTCGAGATGCGCCCACAGTGGCTCAATCGATACGCTCTTCGGATCAAGCCCAATGCTGTCTTGTGGTATATCAATGGCTGGGATCAGCGAGTGCTCGAGACACCGTATGCGCCATACCGCAATCAGGTCCACTTCGTGCTTCAAGCCGGAGTAAATGAGCATATCCTCGAGAGGATGGGCGAGGACCCGATTGGTGATGGGTTCGAATGGGAGCGTACAATTTTGTTCCGTCCAGTCAACTTCCCCGGCATACACTACCAATTCAAGTAATATAATAAGATATGGAGAATCATATTATGGATATCAACCCGAACATCATGCCCAAGAAGCTCGCTGTGGACGAGCCTGTTGTTATGAAAGATGATGCCGTTACCAAGGACATCATCAAAGAACTGACCTTCGTTATCGACGAATTTGACGAGTCAGACTTCCTGGCCTCGCTCAAGCTGTTTGTGGCTATTCGCCAGCGGGATGTGCCGCGGCTGAAGCAGTGGTTCAAGGCGAACTTCGCTGATCGAGGATTCGTTACATTCTTTAAGGAAGACGGACAGCTCTTCCTGAAACTCAAAGTGGACAAAGATTTCGCAGACCCGAACGAGGAGAATTGATATGTGGTCCAAAATTGTAACCACCGCGGCCAAGAGTGCAGCGGTGCTCAAGCGCTTTGCTCCTGAAATCATGGTGGGGGCAGGGATTGTTGGTGGTGTTGCTGCCGCTGTTATGGCTTGTAAGGCTTCCCCGAAGGCGGCGCTCCTGAAGGAGGAGCTCGCCTCTGATCTCGAAAGCCTTCAGGCTGCACAGGAGGAAATCGCTCAGTCTAACAAGGCTGAGGAATACACTGAGCAGGACGCTCGGATGGATGTCGTCCGGACTTACGCGGCGCATGTTGGTAAGTTGATCCGCCTGTATGGGCCTGCGGTGTTGGTTGGCGTTGGTGCCATTGCGTCGATTCTCGGCGGATGTGGTATCCTGCGCGGGCGAGTCGTGGCGCTTGGTGCGGCCCTGACTGCCTCGGACAGGGCGTATGATATTTACCGATCCCGCGTTCGCGATCGCTTTGGTGAGGATGCGGACAACGAGCTCAAGTATGGGCTGTCGACATCCAAGGTTACCGTTAAGCACGAGGACGGAACCAAGGAAAAGGTTATTACGCAGTCTCTTCCGGACGAGGAGGCTGTTGCCACTGGTGCGTCCCAGTATGCCCGGGTGTTTGACGCCAGCAACCCGAATTGGAGCCCGGACAAGTCTGTGTCACTTCTGTTCCTCCAGGCCCAGCAGACCTATATGAATAACCTGCTCAACTCGAGGGGGCATGTTCTCTTGAACGAGGTGTATGACGCGCTCGGATTGCCTCGTACCTCGGAGGGATTCCTTGTGGGCTGGATGAAAGCCCCTGCTGACCCAATAGCAGCTGCGGCTTATGGCCTGCCGGTTGGAGATGGGTTCGTTGATTTCGGCGTCTTCGGAAATGAAGGGCGAGGTGCTCGAGAGTTTATGTCCAGCTGGGACGACAAGATCCTCCTCGACTTCAATGTCGATGGGGTCGTCTTTGACAAGATCTGAGACGCATCATGATTGAGAGAATTGCTATATTTGTTAGCGGGGTCCTTCTTGGCAGCCTCGGTGGATTCCTTGCTGGGAAGAGCCTCGAGAAGCGCCAGCGCGAGGAAATCGTCCAGGCAGAGGTCAATGACTTCAAAGCGTCCTGGAAACGGACCAATGCCAAGAAGGAAAAGGTCGAAAAAACCTTTAATGGTAAAACAGAAACGGAACTGACAGAGGAGGTGAGGGCAGCCCAGGAAGAACTCTTCGACATTGCAGAAGAGTCGGGATACAACCCCACTCCTCAAGATGAGAAGACGGTCTTTGTTCCGGAGCATGATGGTGATATTTTCGCGATAACCATCGCAGAGTACACCACAAGCCCGTACAGGACCACAGAGCTGTCATACTATGTCCACGATGATATTCTTGCGGCCTCGAACGGCCAGGTAGTCACTGACCCAGAAGGCGTGGTTGGTGATTGGCTGGACTCGCTGAGGCCGGATGAGCCACTCTATATTCGCAACGAGATCCTCGAAGCGGATTACGAAGTGACATGGGTTGACGACAGTTATGAGCGTGCCGTACTGCACGTTCGAGACAGAACCCCTGAGCTCCCGTTTGACAATGAGGACTGATGATTCATATTTTGAATGGCTATACCGCCGGCTAGTCCCTGGACGGAATAGTAACCCTAAGCGGTCTCGCCGATGCCTGCTGGAGGCTCTTATGCGCAAAGAGTTCATTCCAGTTCTCGAAGACGACCGTAACAGAGCAGACACTATCTCAGAGCTTCGGTTCCAGTTCGAGGAAAGTGAGGGCGGTCTTGTCGACGGGCCGCCCTCCGTCCTTGAGGTCATATTCAGTCTCGCTGAGCAGGCAGAGTTCTGGGCTGCTGGATCTGGAAACGACCAGGGCGTGCGAGCGTGGTTCTGGGAGTTTCTTGGAAATCTCGGAGTCGACTCGTTCGATGATGAGGAATGGTATGAAATCAACGCCCAAGGCTTCACAGCTGACCGTATTGACGACTGGCTGCTGCGTGACTATGATTACGATGGTTCTGGCGGGTTGTTCCCCCTCCGAGACCCGTCATGCGACCAGCGATTCTCAGATCTCTGGACTCAGCTTGGGGATTACGTTATGGAACAAACCGATATTTTGTGAGGAGGGGCCATGGACTTCTTCCGAGTCGTCGAAAGGCGACGTAAGGAGCAGGGGCAAGAAGTAATCACTGTGCGCCCTGAGTTCCTTGTAGGGAAACATCGGGACCTCATGATCCGTGGCGGAAGCTTCTATGCAGTATGGGACCAGGGCCGAGGGCTATGGTCAGACAGCGAGTATGACGTCGCCTCGCTGATTGACCGTGAGCTATTCGAATATCGAGACCGGATGACTATAGACCCTGCTGTGAAAGTCCGCGTCGCCTCGCTCAAGGGATTTGACTCACGTTCCTGGCAAGACTACAAGACATGGACTCGGAGTCTTCCGGATCATTTTGAGCCTCTGAACACCAAACTCAAGTGGTCGAATCAGGAAGTTACTCGGGAAGACTATATCACACGTCAACTGGACTACCCTCTCGAGGAAGCTCCCTGCGAGGCGTATGACGAGATGATGGCTGTTCTGTATGCCAAGCCGGAGCGGGATAAGATCGAGTGGTCCATCGGCTCAATCATCGCGGGGGACTCTGTAGAGCTCCAGAAGTTCCTCGTGCTTTTTGGTGCCAGTGGCACTGGCAAGTCCACAGTCCTTGAGATTGTGGAGATGCTGTTCGAGGGGCATATTCAGCCATTCGATGCTCGAGCATTGGGTACAGCATCGTCCCAATTTGCGCTGGAGGCGTTTAGGTCGAACCCGATCGTAGCTATTCAGCATGACGGGGATTTGTCCCGCATCGAGGACAACACCCGGCTGAACTCGATAATCGGTCATGACCGCATGCTCATGAATGAGAAGGGTAAGAGCCAGTACTGGTTCAAGCCCATCTCATTTTTGATGGTCGGCTCGAACAGTCCTGTGAAGATCACTGACGCCAAGTCCGGCATTCTTCGCAGGCTGATTGATGTGTCACCGACTGGAGAACTCCTGGATATCGATCGGTACTTCCAGCTCAAGGCCCGCTTGCCGTTCGAATTGAGCGGAATTGCTTGGCGGTGCCTTCAGGTGTACAAGAGTCTTGGAAAACACTACTATCAGGCGTATCGCCCAGTAGCCATGATGCGACGCACAAATGATCTATTCGGCTTCGTCAACGACTCCCTGTTGGAGCTTGACGGATGTCCTCATATTACTCTGACTAGGGCTTATGCTCTGTACAAAGAGTACGTGGAGGATGCGGGCCTGAAATTCCTGATGCCGCGTAGAGTTTTCGCCGAGGAGCTGAAGGAGTACTTCCAGGACTTCAAGGAGCGAGCCGCTGTCGATGGTGTGAAACTGCGGAATGTCTATTTCCAGTTGGATCATTCCAAGTTGGAGCCGCAGGAAGTCAAAAACTCTCCAGGGCCGAAGGTCCATCCGCTCGTGTTGAGTGGGACAAATAGTCTCCTTGACAAGATGTTGGCGGATCGTCCTGCGCAGTATGACAATGGCACAGGAGCACCTAAAGCGCCATGGTCCAGGGTGACCACTACACTTGCAGCCATTGACACTTCACAAGTGCACTATGTGCGGGTGCCCGAGAATCATATCGTCATCGACTTCGACATCAAGAACGCAGAGGGCGAAAAAGATCCATCCGCCAACTTGGCCGCTGCTGCGGAATGGCCTCCGACGTACGCCGAGTTCAGTAAGTCTGGCGGCGGGATCCACCTGCATTATATTTATGAGGGTGAGCTTGAACACCTGGCCAAAGACTATGCTCCGGGTATAGAGGTCAAGGTGTTCCGCGGTAAAGCCGCCCTGAGAAGGAGAGTGAGCTATTGCAATGACATACCGGTTGCGATTCTTCATGGGGGTCTCCCTAGAAAAGAGGCGCCTGTGATTGACCACAATACTATGATGTCAGAGCGAGGCCTTCGGGACTTGATCGAGCGGAACCTCAGGAAGGAGATCCACCCTGGTACCAAGCCATCTGTCGACTTCATACGAAAGATCCTGGACGATGCGTACAAGTCGGGCATGGAGTACGATGTCTCGGACATGGAGCCTCGAGTAATCCTGTTCGCCTCGAGAAGTTCCAATCAGGCGGCGCTCTGCATGAAGCTCTGCCAGGAGATGAAGTTCAAGAGCGAGCACGATGAGCCGGTGCGGCCTGTTCCTGAGGATACTCGCAAGGTATATTTCGATTGTGAGGTCTTTCCAAACCTCTTCGTACTGTGTTGGAAACCCAAGGGCGGCCAAACGGTTGGCATGATCAACCCGTCGCCTGAGGAAATTGAGCCACTGCTCAAAACTCGTCTGGTGGGGTTCAACTGCCGAAAGTACGACAACCATATCACTTACGGCGCATACATGGGCCTGAACAACGCCCAACTGCATCAGCTCTCGAAGAGGGTCATCGACAACGTCCCAGGGGCGACTTTCAGAGAAGCATATAATCTGTCATACGCAGATATCTATGACTTTGCCGCGACCAAGAAGTCCCTCAAGAAGTGGGAAATCGACCTTGGAATCCACCATCAGGAACTCGGGTTCGATTGGGATCAGCCTGTTCCTGAGGACAAGTGGCATCTTGTGGTGGAGTACTGCAAAAACGATGTTGAGGCTACTGAGGCCGTGGATGAGCACTTGTCCGCGGATTTCACAGCTCGACAGCTACTGGCGGAACTTGCAGAGATGACACCCAATGATACCACTCAGCGGTTGGCTGCCAAGATCATATTCGAAGGGAATCCTGCACCACAGTCAGAGTTTGTCTACACCGACCTCTCTGAGATGTTCCCTGGGTACAAGTATGAGTTTGGTAAGAGTACCTACCGCGGAGAAGAGACTGGCGAAGGTGGGCTGGTGCGAGCCACGCCCGGAATCTATCGAAATGTCAAGGTGTTCGACGTTGAATCGATGCATCCAACGAGTATCGAGCAGCTCAATCTGTTTGGAAAGTATACCAAGAACTTCTCAGACCTCAAGGCTGCTCGAGTGGCTATCAAGCATGGAGATTACGACAAGGTCCGACATATGTTCGGTGGAAAGTTGAAACCTTATCTGAAAGACGAGTCCTCGGCGAAGGATCTGTCATATGCCCTGAAGATCGTAATCAATAGTGTTTACGGCCTATCAAGTGCCAAATTCAACAATCCCTTCCGAGACCCACGGAACGTGGACAACATTGTGGCCAAACGTGGTGCGTTGTTCATGATCGACTTGTGGAAGGCCTTGGAAGAACGTGATGTACACGTGTTCCATATCAAGACGGACTCTATTAAAATAGAGAACCCGTCAAAAGAAACGGAGGAATTCATCCATGATTTCGGAAAGAAGTACGGATATCGGTTCGACGTCGAGGACGAATACGACAGGCTTTGCCTTGTCAACGATGCCGTTTATGTCGCGAAAGATCACGAAGGTCAATGGCACGCGACTGGCGCCCAGTTCGCTGAGCCGTATGTCTTCAAGCGGCTCTTTTCCCAAGCGCCCATCACTTTTGACGACTGCTGTACTCAACGATCCGTTACGACAGCTCTCTACCTCGATATGGGGGGAGATGGGGCGCATGATTATAGATTCATTGGAAAAACTGGACAGTTCACGCCGGTCAAGGCTGGCGGAGGAACTCTACTACGGATAAAAGATGACAAATACTACGCCGTCTCCGGCACCAAAGGATACAGATGGGTCGAAAGCGAAACAATCTCCACCGACGACCGAGTATCTCTCGCGAATGTTGAGCGAAATGTTTTTGAGGAGCTCGTGGGTAAAGCGCGGGCCCAG